CAAGGGGGTAGGATTATTTTAGCACAAGGGGGCAGAATCGCTTGGTTTTAGGGGGCAGCTTACACTGGATTTTCCAAACCCTAATGCACAAGGTTCTTGGGATTTTGACGCTCTTGCCCGTATTGTTCCTGATATTGACTGGAAAGATGCAGGATTGACGGATGCCGACTTGAATATGATTGGGGTTGATTTCCTTTTGCAGACCGAAGAAGAAAGCTCCATTGCTGACGAACTGGAAAGCATGATGTCGCCTGTAACAGAACAGAAAGAAGCCGATAAAGCCGCCAAGCAGTTGGAACGTGCCGAAAAGGTTGCCCACATGAAGGAAGTCAAGCAACAGGTAAAAGAAAACGCACAGAAGCAAGTCGAGAACATGGATGCCTATGTGATGTTGTCCTTTGATACCTATGAAGCTAAAGCCGCTTTCTGCGAAAGGTTCGGGTATGATCCGGATATGAAGTTCATAAAGGGAGAAGTATTTGATGAACAAGTAGAAAGAATAGATTAATTATTGGGAGGAAAGCTGAGTTAGAAAGAAAACATATAGCCAGTTATATCAGCAGTCCAGACGAATAATGTACAACGCTGGAAGGCAATACGGGTTAGGTTCTGCAAGACAAAGAAACATAAGGGATAGAACGAAATCTATAATGGGAAGATATGCTGAGAAAATAGATAGCTATTTCTCAAAAAGAGGAGTTGATGTCTATGGAAACAAGCCAATTTCTCGCCGTGTATATATGGGTAACAATAACGGTTAAAATTATGATTGGCGATTTTATACTTTGGATAAAGAATGTTCTAAAGCAAAACCTGTTTTGTGTTCATCATTATGTTTGGAAAGGTAGTGTGATGTTCTCTGAGTTCAGGTATGAACAATGTGAGAAATGTGGAAAATTAAAGAAGTAATATGAGCAATAGTGAATCTCAAAATAGAAAAGGTAAAGGAGGAAGAAAGCCAAAGTTTGATTATACAAGCGAGGACTTTCTTTCTCTCGTGGAATCGTATGCCAAAAAGGGATTCACTGACAAGGAAATAGCCTATGCCATAGGGATTTTACCACAAACTTTCTGCGAAAAGAAAAGTGAGTACACCGAAATATCCGAAGTCTTAGCGCGTGGGCGCGCGACAATCAATGCCACTGTAAGGGCTAAATTCCTTGCAATGGCTCTCGGTGGCATAAAAACCAAAAGCACCGTGGTAAGAAAGCTCCGTGATTCAGAGGGAAATTTGACAGGTGAGGACGAATTACAAGTTAGCGAAAGCGAGTTAGCTCCAAATTTGCAAGCAATGTCCGTTTGGCTGTATCACCACGATGAGGATTGGAGAAAGATTGAACGTCGACAAGATGAAGATGCTGATATTCCAACAGACATAGAGCACGGCATCAACATTGATTCCTGGATTAAAGACAAGCTGAAATGATAGTACCTCAAGAAATTTACCATCCATTATACGAGGATAAGGAAAAATTTATAATTCTTATCACCGGTGGGCGTGGTAGCGGAAAGTCTTTCAATGCTTCTACCTTTATTGAGCGGTTGACTTTTGAAATGACTCCCGTAGAGAAGATAGTTCATCAGATTCTTTACACCCGTTACACGATGGTTTCTGCCGGTATGTCTATCATCCCCGAAATGATGGAGAAGATAGATTTGGACGGAACCACGAAATATTTCAAGACCACAAAGACGGACATAGTCAATAAGATGACTAAGAGCCGTATCATGTTCCGGGGTATCAAGACTTCTTCCGGGAACCAGACAGCAAAACTGAAATCCATTCAAGGCATTACGACTTTCGTCTGCGATGAAGCGGAAGAGTGGACAAGCGAAGATGAGTTCGACAAGATAATGCTCTCCATCCGTAAGAAAGGGATTCAGAACCGGATTATCATCATTATGAATCCTTGCGATTCCAATCACTTCATCTACAAGAAATACATTGAGAAAACTCACAAGCTGGTAGAGATTGATGGTGTGCAGGTTCAGATTTCCACTCATCCGAATGTGCTCCACATTCATACGACTTACTTTGATAATTTGGAGAATCTTTCACCGGAGTTTCTAAAAGAGGTGGAGGATATAAAGGTGAGTAATCCTGAAAAGTATGGTCATGTGGTTATCGGCCGGTGGGCTGACGTTGCAGAAGGTGCTGTGTTCAAGAAGTGGGGAATTGTGAAAGAGTTCCCGCAGGAATGCAAAAAGGTAGGAATAGGGCAGGACTTCGGCTTTACTAATGATCCTTCCGCTGCTGTAAGATGTGGCATTATTGATAACCGTTTGTATGTTGATGAACTTTTCTATGAAACGGATATGCTTTCGTCGGCTATTGCCAATAGGTTAAAGCCTTTCTCTATGAAAGTTTTTGCCGATTCGCAAGACCCTCGATTGATTCAAGAGATAAAGAACAGAGGCGTGAATATCTATCCGGTAGATAAGTTTCCCGGCTCCATCAAAGCGGGTATTGATAAGATTAAAGACATGGAGTTCTTTGTAACAGAACGCTCTTACAATATTATTACTGAACTTCGGAAATATGTTTGGGATAAAGATAAGGATGGAAACTACATCAATGAGCCAGTAGATGAATATAATCATTTGATGGATGCCATTAGATATTATGTATTGGGTTGTTTGCTTGGACGCATTTTGAAGCCGAAAGATTTAACTGGAATATTCACACACTAAAAATATAAGCTATGCCATTGAATTTAGAAGAAATATTAGCATTGCCCGATATCGGGCAGAAGATAAACTACCTGAAGAAAGGTAGGAAGACTGAACTTCCCGACTGTTGTAAACTTTGGGACGATTGGAATCCGGAACGCCATGAAATTATGGTTGACAAAAAGAAGTATCCGGACAGAAAGGTTCTTGAAAAAGAAGCTGAGAAACACTTCGATGAAAAAACTGGTAAGACTTATGAAATCGAAGCAAAGTATAAGACTGAACCGGTGAACCGTATTTCCATTCCATTGGAACAGGATATAGTGAATATTCAAACTGCTTTCACGGTCGGCACAGAACCGTCTATGGATTGCACTCCGACTGATGATGATGAAAAGAAGCTGCTGGATGCGGTAAAGGCTGTATTTAAATCCAACAAAATCAAATACCAAAACAAGAAGATTGTCCGTGCCTGGCTCTCCGAACAAGAAGCGGCAGAATATTGGTATGTTACCGATGATGATTCGTTTTGGGCAAAGTTTTGGAAGAAAGTTAAGACTACGTTCGGTGGCAAGGTCAAGCCCACCAAGAAACTGAAAAGCGTGTTATGGTCTCCATTCAGAGGTGATAAACTATACCCGTTCTTTAACGATGAAGGTAAAATGATTGCTTTCTCACGTGAGTACAAGAAGAAGCTCATGGATGATTCGGAGATAACTTGCTTTATGACTATCACTGATAAGATGGTCTATCAGTGGGATTTATCTAAAGGGTATGAAGAAAGAACGCCTTTTACTCATGGATTCCCCAAATTACCGGTTCTCTATGCCTACCGTCCTGAACCTTATTGCAAAAAGATAAAGACTTTTCGGGTTCGGTTGGAGAAATTATTATCCAATTATGCAGATTGCATCGATTATCATTTCTTCCCTTTATTGAAACTTATCGGTGACGTGGAGGGTTTCATGGGTAAGGTTAAGGATAGAATGGTCAAACTTACAGGTGAAGGTGCGGATGCCCAGTATCTGACGTGGAACCAAGTTCCGGATACGGTACGTTTTGAAGCAGAAACACTCACCAATATGGCTTATGATATGTCAAACACTCCAAGAATATCCTTTGAGACGTTGAAGGGGGTAGGCAAAGCATCAGGAACCGCTTTCCGCTTTATGTTCATGGGTGCACACATGGCGGTAGAAAATCACGGTGAGGTTATCGGCGAGTTTTTACAGCGGAGAGTAAATTTCATTGTTTCCGCTTTAGGCTCTATCAATCCAACCGAGTTTAGCAAGGCATCGCAAACCATTGACATAGAAACAGAACTGGTTCCATATATGATTGATGATTTGAATGATAAGGTGACTACTGCCGTTTCCGCTGTCAGTGGTGGCATCTGGTCAACGCGTGAGGGAATCATGTTTGCCGGGAATGCTGATAGGGTAGAAGAGGAGCTTGCAGAAATCAAGGAGGAGCAAGCGGCAAAGAATGAGCAAATCGGAAATAAGGGACAGAAAAATGCCTCTTAGTCAGAAAAATTATAGGGATTATAATTTTAGTACAAGAAAAATAGAATATTTTGCGGCAACATCAAAGAATTGCCGCTAATTTTTTGCTTGAATAGTTGTAGGTAATTAAATAATTACCTATATTTGTAGGGTAATCAATAGAGAAAGGTATGCCAACGATATTTATTTTATTTGGTTTTCGTTTTATGTTTTACGCTAATGACCATGAGCCTATACATGTTCATGTAATCAAAGGGGATGTAAGTGCTAAATTCACTTTATTTCCAGTTACATTAATCAAAAATAATGGCTTGAAGTCATCTGAACTGAAACTTGTAGAATCAGTTATAGAAGAAAATCAAGAAGTAATAGCAGAGCATTGGAATAAATTTTTTAATAAATCAAAATAAGTGGTTATGGAAAATATCATAGTTGAAAAGGTATGGTTGACTGATACGGAGGTATGGATACGTACCACTGACGGGAAGGAGGCATGTGAGAAGTTTTCAGATTTCCAAAGGCTGAAATGGGCTACTCCTGCGCAGCGCGCAAATTTCACAACGAGCCATGACGGAATACATTGGAAAGAGCTTGATGAAGATTTGAGTTTTGAGGGATTCTTTCGGGAAAGGAAATCTAATCCTCTTTATGATTTATTTATAGCTCATCCTGAATTGAATGCTGCTGCCATAGCACGACGTTTAGGTATTTCTCAGAGTTTGTTTGCTCAATATGTAAGCGGAACAAAGAAGCCGTCTAAGAAACGTTTTGAAGATATTATAGAAACAATACGTTCAGTAGGGCGTGAATTAATGGCTGTACCGGCATAAGTTACAATACTTTATTTAGGCGTGATTCCATTCGGTTTCACGCCTTTTTTATACCATTTTACGACAATCGTTTCATTGTCGTGTATCACCTATCTGATAATTTTTCACATAGCTTATTAATGCCGAAATTTACCGTAGAAATTTATAAATCAAATTCATACGGTATGACAATCTTAGAACAAATCTTGGCAGGGCTGCAACAGAAGTTTACTGGGGTGGACACTGCTATCTTAACCCGAATTGCCACTAAGAAGGCAGAGGGTGTAACGGACGAGACAAAGGTAAACTCCATTGTTGAGGGTATCAGCTTCTCGGACGTGCTAAATTCCTATGGTGATTTCCGTGTCGGGGATGCTTCCAAGACCGCAGTTTCCAACTACGAGAAGAAACATAACCTTAAAGACGGTAAGCCAATCGAGACTACCACAACCATCAAAACGGAAGAGAATAAAGACGATGTGCCTGCATGGGCGCAAGCTTTAATTGATTCCAACAAGAGCCTTTCTGACAAGCTAACACAGTTTGAAACGGAGAAGGCTCAAGCAACACGTAGCCAGCAGATTTTGGCAAAAGCAAAGGAGTATGGTATTCCCGAAAACTACGCCAAACGATGCGCCATCAAGGATGATGAGGACTTGGACGTTTATTTCAAGGACTTGAAACAGGAGTTCGCGAATGACGGCTTCAAAGGCGTGACCCCTCCCGAATCAGCAGAGCAGAAGATGGAGAAAGAGAGTGAATCTCTCGCCAAGATGATTGACGAAGGGACAAAAACTATTGTTGAACAAAGCAAAATTTAATTATGTCAGCAGGATTTAAGTACGATTTGGTTCCACCTGTTGAGCAAGAGGAACGCTACGATGTCCAGACCGGTATTCGTAGACGTGGCCCGTTCAAACTCGACACGCAGAACCTGGTAGTGGGAAGTTTTCTTCCCGGATTTACACCGATTTGTGCGGACTTGAAAAATAAGTTCGCATACACGGTAATCAATGTGAGAGTAGTAGAAGCCTATACCACTGGTGGAGAGGCTTTGTCTATCAAAGTAGCCAAGAACTCTTTGGCTTATGTGGGTATGTTTGTCGGAAGCGGCAAGAAAGGTGCAGAAGTAACGGCAATTGATAAATCTAATGTCGGTTATGATGTATTGACTATCAAGGCTGCTTTTGGTGAGAATATCGCCAAAGATGCCGTATTATTCAATGCGGTTGCAGTTGATGGTTTAAAACAAAAGCATGTAGCTAATTCGGCTCTGTTTAACCGTACAAAGGTTGAGGACGGAGTCACATTGGTTTCATTGCTTCGTACAGCCGCAGAAATTGAACCCTCAAAATTGGTTATGCCGTTCTCCGAGAACGATAAAGCCAACATGAAGGGATGGTTTGAATTTAACGAGTAAGGAGGTAGGATATGTTTTTAACGATTCAAACATTATTCGATGATGCGAACATTGTTTCCGCTATCATCAGACGTGTGAACCAGACACGCAAGGACACAATCTATTGGCAGCAGTATCTTACTTTCCGCAGAGTGACTACTCGTGTGTTCAAGGATTATATCGGTTCTGTAACCGGAGTTATGGCCGGCTCTATCAATTCACGTTTTGGAGAGAAACCCATCCGTGAGCGTCGGAACATCGGTTCCGGATATGGTGAGATTGCCTATTTGGGTGATGCTTATCAGATGTCTATTGACCGTCTTTCCGAATTGCAGGATTTGATTGACAAGTTCAATGCAGCTAAGCCAGCCGACCAAAAGGCTGCAATGGAAGAGATTGTAAACTTCCTGGCAGACGACTACCGTCAGATTACCCTTGCCGCCCACAAGCGTATGGATATTATTGTCGGTGCGCTGTTGATGCTTGGTGAAGCCACCGTTTACAACAAAGATGCCGCAATCACTTCCGGTCAGACCAATAATAAACTGCTGGAGATTGCCCTTCCGTTCAACTTTATCAAGCCGAAAAGTGGAGATGTGGTTGTGGACGGAAAGAATATGCTTATCTCTTATTTGAGAGAGAAACTTCATTCTTTAGCTCCGGATTTTGGTGTTTATGCCAAGATGATAATGACCCGTGCATCTTTCAACAAGCTTATTCTTGGTTCATCTGAATTTGGTGAGCAGTACAAGATGATTCTCGGCAGCAACGAAATGAAGTTGAGTACGGGATTGGTTTCCTCTTCTTTGGCTTCCGAAGTGTTCACCGGCATCGGTTTGCCGCATATTGAAATCAAGGAGGACTACGTAAAAGACCAGACGGGAAAGAATGTGCAGATTTACGCGGATAACCGCATTACTCTGTTGCCTTCTGACAACATTGGTTATATGCGCCATCATACCCCGTATGAAGCGACAGACCCAGTACAAGGACGTACTTATATCCCGTCAGAGGGGCAGATGCTTATCTCCAACTACCGTGATAAGAACGGTCGCTACATGGAATATACGGCAGAGTGGATTCCGCAGATTTCCAACCCGGACTTGATTACCAATTTCGACCTGAGCGAAATTGCATCCATCCAATCAGCATAAGGAGGTAGGATATGAAAGTAAAGGTTATATCTGTTTTCCGCGACAAATTCACCGGTAAGTATTACAGTCCGGGTGAAGTGATTGAAGTTGCTGAAGAATCCCGTGTGTTGGATATGGAGAGCCGTAAACTCGCTGAACGGGTTGAGGTGAAAGCTCCCGAAGTGAAAGCCCCTGAAGAAAAGAAGGAGGTGAAAATCTCCCTCTTTGAAAAGGAGTTTGAGAAGAAGGCTTTGATTGATGCTTTGAAGTCTATCGGTGCGCAAGCTTCCGGCAATATGAAAGAAGAAACTCTTTTGGCTAAGGTCTCAGAACTGGATGAAGAATCAACTGCCAAGCTGAAAGAAGCATTAGGTATCGAGTAAGGATAGGGTAGTGTTTCTACCCTTCCATTGTCTAATTTTATAAACCAGAAAAGAAATGAAGAATTTTATTTTTGCCATGTGTGGCTTTTTGATGATGTCTTTGGTCTCGTTGGACGTGCAGGCATCAAGTGTGGAATCTCCCAAGTGTGAGTATGTGAATCCATCTGTTGATGTTGGTCTGCCGGATATTCAGTTTATCACTTTGGAAACGGCTCCGGCTGATTGTGTTGTACTGACCATGACGCATCCCATGTTTTTGGTTGCAAATAACCCGGCTATGATGTGTTCGATAAAAGAGGGAATGGCTATTCAAGGGGTACGAATTAATGTTCCCAAATGTCCGTTCAGATACATCTATAAATCTAAACATTGTACGCATTATAGCTATACCGCATATAGTAAACTGATTACACCATATTGAATGATATCAGCCATGAGTAACAAGGAGTTTGTATTAAGCGTATTTGATAAGAACACCCCGTCTAATCTTGTAGTTGAAAATATACTTTCAAGAACGGGATTGGATGGTGAAGAACCTTTTGCCGAGGAAAATCGGGCAAAATTAGAGGTCGCTTGTGCAAAGCAAATTCCGTGGATGATACAAAATCCATCTTCGGTCAGCGAAAGCGGATTTTCTGTGTCTTGGTCTAATTATGTTGATAGCCTAATGAAATTGTACTCATGGCTGTGTAAGCAGTACGGCTTGAAAGACGAACTGAGTAACAAACCTAAAGTGACTTTTTTATGATATTCGCTCCACACATATTGCAGGTAAAAGTTATCACCCCGATGGATAAGGATGAGTTTGGCAGACCTATTCCTGGAACAGGTGGTGAATACTGGCAGGAGGTATGCAAGTGCCGTTGTGATGATAACACTACCAAAGAGTTTTCATCTGATAACGGCTCTGTGTATCGTCCGAATTATCATGTGGTGTGTGAGAAGAGAATTACTGTCAAGGCTGGTGATGAAGTACGTTGCATGGATGGTGATGGCGTAAGAGGTCAAGGCGAAGTCTACACGATAAAGAGTACAAACTACTTTAACTACTCGGAATTATGGATGTAGATTTCGATTTCTCAGATGTCGACTCCTTTTTCGATGAAGGAGAATGGGAGGTCGAAAAGAAGATGATTGATGTAGGCGATGAAGCCGTGAAGTACGCAGAGGAAAATGGCGATTATCAAGACCATACACTCACTTTGAGAACGTCCAATGATTACGATGTCGATAAAGACGGTTTGACGCTGAAAAACGAAGCGGAATACGCTTCATTCGTAGAATCTAAAGGGTATGATGTTTTGAGTAGTGCTGCTTTATATGCGGAGAAACGATTAAAAGAAGAATTTGAAAAATGAAAAGAATATTCAAGTATGAATTGATTGTTGCAGACCATTCAAAACTATGTCTGCCTATCGGGGCGAGGATATTGTCTGTTCAAGTACAACGAGGTACTGTTTGCTTGTGGGCTATCGTAGATGAATATCAGAAAGAATTGTGCTTTGTGGATATTTATATGTACGGAACGGGGCAACACGTATCAGATGCAGATTTGGCTGGAAAAAGATTTGCCGGAACGGTTCAACTTGGAGATTTGGTTTGTCACGTATTTCTCGAATATGACGAAAACGTCCAATATTTGATAGTATGATAGTAACCACCGACATAGGAAACATCCTCTACCGGGATTGCAAGGCTTTCGAGATATGCATAGTGCCAGCAGGAGAAACGCTGACGGGTGAATTGGCCTCTGAAAGAATCGTTATCCACACAAAGAAACAACAGCCGGGAAAGTATTGGAAGAAGTCTTTCGCAGAAGTGAATCTATGTGTACCCAATTTAAGCGAGAATGAAGCGAACACAATCCGGCTTAACGAACTTGAAAGAAAGGCTGGCAAGCTGCTTGATGATGTAGTAAGCACCTATGACAGTACAACCTATCGTTACTCTATTGAATCAATTGGTACGGAAGCGGACACAGCTTTGAAATGTCATTATGTGAATGTGAGAATTTTATTTGAAGTATTAAATGTAAAACTATAAGATTATGATTTCAGCAGTAGGAATTAAAAGAATCTTGTTTGCCGACATTGATAAGGTAACGGCAGACATTACCCCCGAAATTGCAAAAACTTTGATTCAAGCAGCCATCGCTGCCAAAGATGAGGTCTTGAATGTACACGGGGAAACGTGGCAGATTGAGGAGACGGAAGCCTCCGTCACTGGGTACAAGAACCAATTAACGGGAAAGAATTACCGTTACGATGATGTGCCGGGAGAAGTGTCACCAACTTTCTCTATCGGACAATATGACTGGAAGACAAAGAAAGCGTTCATGGGTGGCGATGTTATTCAGGCAACATCTAAAGATGTGGGTTGGAAGCGTGCTTTGGATAAAGTTATTATCAACAAAGCATTGTTCTGTCTGACCGATGATGATGTCTGGTTCATCTTCCCAAAATGCCGTATTGTTTCCCGTGAAGCCAATACGGATAAGGCAATTGCAATCGCTGTAAAAGGCTTGGTGCAGGAACCGGGAATTGAAGGCGTTTCTTCTGAGTATAACTACGAAGAGGGGCAGATTAAAGCTTTGCAGGCATGAACTACAGTAACCATTGTACCTACTCCTTCCGATGCGACCGTAAAGCTGGACGGTGCAACGGTCAAGTCAAAGCAGGTGAATGCTGGGGCTACCGTTCACTATGAAGTGTCGAAAGTGGGGTACGTCACTCAGTCAGGAGATATTAAAACCACTCCTTCTGAAGTTGATACCACTCTTAAAAAAGAGATAACATTGGTAAAAGCACAAGAGTGATAACCGGGGGATGGATATATACCATTCCCCCTTTTAGTTTAAGAATATGAATCAAGCAGCAAAAACGGTTTCTGATGCTTTGTTAGGGCTGGATTTCATGAATGTGGAGATAGGAGGGATGGTTTATACCATTAAACCTCCTACAATTAAAATTATCTGTCGTGCCATTCATCATTTTTCCAATATCGGCATGACTGGAGATAATGTCATGGAAGCTATTAAAGAGCTTCCTGAAGCTACTGAAGATATGCTGAAAGGCATTTCTTGTTTCATCTGTGGCAGTGAGGAACTGGCTGATAATTTGGAGAACGGGACTTTTGAAGAAGTTAGGAATGCTTTGGAAGTGTGTTTTTCCATGATGGATATTTCGGCTTTTCAGTGTGTCAGCTCGATGAGGAACGTGTCGATGCTGGCAGCAAGACCGAAACAGTAGGAAACACAACGTTCTTCGGGCAGATAGCCCATTTGATTGACACGCTGCATCTGAGTTATACAGAAGTGTTTGAGATTATCCCTTATCGGAATCTGCTGATGATGCAACGGGATAAATTACACGCAGTATATGGTGGTCAGAAGGTGAATAGAATCAGTGGTAAGGAATTGGCTAATCGTAGGAAAAAGAAATAGATATGGCGAAATTATATTGTTTAACTTTTTGAAATTAAAAGCTGAATCAAAAGAAGAAAAACTAAATCAGGTTGGGAAATAGCCCGACAAGCGAATAGAATCGCAGAAAGACGTTATGGAAGTGATGCAAGTAATCCTAATAATCTTGTGAATCGGATTACAGGGCGGTACTTGGGAAATTTCAACAAGAATGGAACGAGTTGGAATAAGCAGGTTTCTCGTAAGACTTATATGGGAAATGCTAATGGGTAAAGTAAAGTTAAAGCCGGAGGAATCCGGCTTTACTATTATATGAAAATTTCCAATATGGTGACTGGGGAAAGTTTATTTTGTAGAATGTAGCTTTCCGCATCTTCTTTTGAATCAAAGAATTTAATTTTTTCTGCCTCGTGGTATATATCTGAAATATTTGTTAAGCAGTATGTTCCATAAGAGTTTAAAGATAGCACAGAAGAATTTAAAACGAGGATGTAAATTAAACTGTGTCAGCAAGGAATAAAGTATTAACTTTGCTAACACAGTTTTTTTTATGAAAGAAGA